AAATTGCACTGCAATAGAAAATGGTTGGGTATGGAACATACCATTGTGGAGTAGAATAGGAACTGGATATGTTTATTCAGATAAGTTTATAGATGATGAAGGAGCTTTAGAACAATTTAAAAACCATTTAATGAAAACAGAACCTTATAAATTAATACCTTGTGATCATTTAGAATTTAAAAAAATAAAAATGAGAGTTGGAATTCATAGAAGATTATGGGTTAAAAATGTTGTGGCTATTGGTTTATCCTCTGGTTTTATAGAACCTTTAGAAAGTAATGGATTATTTTCTGTACATGAATTTTTAATAAAACTTGTTAGACATTTACAAAGAGAAAAAGTTTCTCAATGGGACAAAGATAATTTTACATTTAGTTGTAAGAAAATATTTAGAACTTTTGCAGAATTTGTTGCTTTACACTATGCTTTGTCACACAGAAATGATACAGAATACTGGAAACATTGTTTAAATAAAAATTGGTGTGAAAATTTAATTAATTTAAAACCTCCAAGTGTTCATGGTTTGCAAATGGCTGCTGTTAATAAAGACACGGAGTATCGTTTTGAAACATTTGGTGGATTAAATTGTATAGCAGCTGGAATGCATTGGTCTCCAACAGATTTAGTTTCTGTATTTTATGAAAATTGTGATTCAGATTTAGAAAAATGGAAAAAAGATTGGAAAGATGCTATAACTAATCTTGAAATGAAGAAAATTTTATTTAATCAAGTAGTAAAAGATTTGCCTTCTTTAACAGAATATTTAGAAAAAAATATACACAATGTCAATTAATAGTAAGTATTGTTACTGGTATTTTAATGGGGTTTTATCTGAAAAATTTTGTAATGATGTAATAAAAAGAGGAAATGAAGAAAAAGAAAGATTGGCTCTTACTGGTCAATTTGAAGAATTAACTGAAGAAAAATTAACTGAAAATCAAAAAAAAGATTTAAAAACTTTAAGAAATTCAAGTATAGCTTGGTTAAGTGATAAATGGATCTACAGAACTATTCACGATTATATTCATTCAGCTAATAAAAATGCTGGATGGAATTTTGATTGGGACTATTCTGAAGCGTGTCAATTTACAAAATATAAAATAGATCAACATTATGATTGGCATAAAGACTCTTGGGATAAGCCTTATGATAGACCAGATGATTTAAATTGCAATGGTAAAATTAGAAAATTATCTGTAACTTGTCAATTAACAGATTCTTCTGAGTATGAAGGGGGTGAATTAGATTTTCAACCTAGAGATGAAGAAGATCCAAATCTTATCGTACCCTGCAAAGAAGCCAAAACAAAAGGTTCTATAATTATTTTTCCATCTCACGTATGGCATAGAGTTAAACCTGTTACTAAAGGCGTAAGATATTCTTTAGTTATATGGAATTTAGGATTACCATTTAAATAAAATGAGCTTTAAAAATAATAAATATACTATAATTAAAAATGCAGTTGATTACAAAGTTGCAGATTTTATCTATAAATATTTTTTATTAAAGAGGCAAGTAGCTGGCATTTTTTATAAAAATAAATATATTCCAAACGATTCTCCTGAATGGGGAACATGGGCAGATAAACAAGTTCCAAATACTTATTCTCATTATGCTGACATAGCTATGGAAATTCTATTATTAGAAATGCATCCTATTATGGAAAAACATACAGAATTAAAATTGGTTCCTACATATTCTTATGCAAGAATTTATAAAAAAGGAGACATTTTACATAGACATAAAGATAGACCTTCTTGTGAAATATCCACTACTTTAAATTTAGGAGGAGATCCATGGCCTATTTATTTAGAACCAGATTCATCAAAAGGAAAAGAAACAAATAATGTTTATATTACAGATAATACTAAAGGAATAAAAATAGATTTAAATCCTGGCGATATGCTAATTTATTCTGGTTGTATTTTAGAACATTGGAGAGAAAGTTTTGAAGGTGAAAATTGTGGACAAGTGTTTTTACATTATAATAGTTTAGACAATGAAACATCTAAAAATAATAAATTTGACGGAAGAGTTCATGTAGGACTGCCTAGTGGACATTTTGAAAAATGAACTTAGCAATTCATGCTAGTCATCACGGATCAATTACTATTTTTAATAATGAAGAAATAATTGTTCATACACAGATTGATAGGTTTAATAGATTTAAAGGCCATTCTCATCCAGAAAAAAAATTAATAAACAAATTAAAGAAATTTAAATTTAATAAAGTATTTATAACTTCTTTAGAAGATCATTGTGTAGGCTTATGGAAAAATATTTTAGTAAAAAATAAAATAATAAATATAGATGATATTTATGAAGATCATTGTTTAAATCATCATCTATATCACGCTTATTGTTCAGCTTTAATAAATCCAACTACAAATTGTATTGTATGTGATGGAAGAGGTGGAAATAAAAATAATCAACATGAGTACTTTTCTATTTATAATAATCTTATAAATACTAAAACATTTACAGACTTATTTACTTATGGTTTAGGAACTGTATATGAATGTGTAAGAAAAGAGTTTGGTTGGTTATATGGACAAGAAGGTAATTTAATGGCTCTTTCTACATATGGAAAATTTAATAAAGAAATAGAGCAAGAGATTTGGAATGGTACTAATTTTAATAAAGATATTAAAATTAAAAATGATTTAGAGCATAAGGTAGGCATTTTTAAAAATTTAAATGAAGATTTAGCTAAAACAACACAACAAATATGTGAAAAAGTATTTTATAAAATATTAAAAGAAAATAAAATAGAAAAAGAAATTTCACTAACTGGTGGATTTGCACAAAATATTATTAATAATACAAATTTATTAAATTATTATAAAGTTAGCGTAGACCCATTTAACTCGGATCAAGGAATTTCTTTAGGAGTAGCTAATTATGTATCTAACAATAAATTAAAAAAATTAAATACAGTTTATTTAGGTTTTAAACCAGAATATAATTTTAATTTTGCAAATAATTTTGAAATTAAACAAATAACAACCCAAGAAGTTGCTAAAATTTTAAACGAACATCCTGTAGCTATATTTCAAGGAAGATCAGAACAAGGGCAAAGAGGACTTGGAAATAGAAGTTTATTAATTAATCCTTTAGCAAAAAACTGTTTAAAAAAGATAAATGAAATAAAGAAAAGAGAATGGTTTAGGCCTTTCGCTGCCACAGTAACTGTAGACAAATTTGAAAATTATTTTTACGATAATAAATCAAACGGTGATTATATGCTTTTTACCTATAAAATAAAAAGTTCTTTAAAAGACATATTTAAAAATATTTTATCAAATGAACATAATTGTAGATTACAGATATTAAAAAAAGAACAAAACGAATCTTTTTATTATCTTATTAAAGAACTTAGCTATTTATCTAATTTTGAAATTATTTTAAATACATCACTTAATCTACCAGGCGAGCCATTAGTAGAAGATTTAAAAGATTTAGAATATACCATGAATAAATCAAATTTAATGTATGCATATCTACCAGACGTACAAAAGTTAATTATTAAACATTAAGGGATAATTACATTACTTTCATTTAGGACTTCCCGCTTGGTTTAAAAAGTGATATAACATCCTCTTACTAGAGGAGTTTAACATCAATTCTACATCAAGCTACTCTGGTATTTACTGTATTTATAAGTATAATGAGGGGTTATGCCAATTACAAAAGTTAAATTTCCACGTCCAGGTATCAACAAACAAGACACCGTTTACGGAGCGGAAGGCGGTTGGACTGACTGCGATAATATGCGATTCCGTTATGGAGTTCCTGAAAAGATAGGCGGATGGCAAAACGTTGCACCACCATTACATCTTATCGGTGTTGCTAGAGATATTCACAATTATACAGATTTAGCTGGAGATTCATTATCAGCTATTGGTACAGATAGAAAATTATATATTTATTATGATAACAACTATTATGACATTACACCTATATCTACTACACAAGCTGTAGTATTTTCATTCACTTCAGGAACAACTATTGTAGAAGTTACTTCAACTTCTAATGGAGCTGTAGAAGGAGACTTTGTTACATTTTCAGGTGTAACTGGAGTTAGTGTTGGAACAACTACTATTACCAATACTACTATGTCTCAAGAATTTGAAATTCAAGAAATTATAAACGCTAATACATTTAAAATAAATGTAGCAGATCTTGGAACACCTGCTCTTTCAGATACGGCTACAGGAACAGGAGCTTTTCAAATAAATATAGGTGCTGATACTTCTCAATTCGGTATTGGATGGGGAGCTGCATCATGGGGATTTTCTACTTGGGGTACAGCAAGACCAACGGGAGTTATTACACAAAGACCTAGAATATGGGTATTAGATAACTGGGGTGAAGATTTAATTGCAACTATTTATGGTGGAAAAACATATTATCTACAAACAAGTACTTTTGTAGTTTCAAGAAATACAAGAGCTACATTACTTGCTAATGCTCCAACACAATCTAATTATATGATTGTATCTTCTCGTGATAGACA